TATTTACTGCTGAACAACAGAAACAAGTCCCTGCTGTGGAATGAGCTGCACTGAACCATAAGAAAGTACCATTAAATATAGAGTTGTTGCAGTCGCAGAAACTGGGTTCTGCATTTCTACTCTCAACTGATATCCAGAGGCCGTAGGTTTTAAAGTATCAAATCCAAAATAGTGAATAGGATAAAGATCTCTAAAATTTCTCGGAGTAATTAAATGCGAACTATCCTCATCCCGGTCTTTAGACATAAATCTTGTAAGTTCTTCATAGGCACGAGAGATATTGGTTGAATTATCATTCCAATCAGTAGCATTATACTCATACTGCTGATACGGAAAATTCTCACCGTTAACAATTAATCGCAGAGCGGTCATACCCAGGTTATCAAATTTAAAATTATTAACATTACTTCCACTACCAGTATTGCTACTAGCAAACAAAAAGGCACTATGAGGTCTCTGAGATAAAGTAGTGAAAGTATAACTGCGATTAGCACCAGTTGTTGCATCACTGATAAAGGTTTCGGCACGGAGATATTCCCAAGGAATAGGTGCTCCTGAAACGAACCTCTGTTCCAGAGAGGGGAGTAATTCAAGACTGGGACGAACCACTTTTACCCATAAATTGCAATCCGTGATAACAAACTTAGGATTATCAGCAGCAGCTAACACACATTCGGCACCAGTTCTCTTGGTTAGTTCAATTCTAACAGGCGCACCTTTTAAAACTTTCTCAACCTCGCAGAAAGAAAACATATCTCTTAACTTAACAGCACCAGTATAACTAATCACTGCTGGTTTGTCCTGGTCGGTATATGCCTGTTTTTCTTCTTCATTGATAAGGCCTCGGACATTTCTTCGTCTTTTTGCATGGCCTGCATTACTTCCAACAGGGACAGTGATATCTCCCAATGCGGTTGCAGTTTGGCTTTCAGCACCACCAACGGTTCCCTCGTCTAAAACATAATTCATATTTGCACCCATACTATCAACATACTCGCGGGATTTTGTTAGTAAAGTTTTAGTAAAATTATTGATATGAGCATTCTGCACATCCTCTACGAGTTTGTTTGATACAGATAAACGGCAAGTTTCAAAACAACCAAGTAATCCGGCTGCCTGTAAACAAACCCGGTGGTTATCAGCGGGGACAAGAGCGGTTCCGTCTGCTTTACTAAAATTTCCTTTGATTTCAAGGAAACTATCATGGAGCTGGACAAAATCCTGGGTATCACGAACATTGAGAGTAATGTTGGTATTACCTTCACTCACAGCAATATCCGGTAAATATTTGCGATAATAGCTTTTATTTGTTGTATTATCCATTACCGCTTCAGCACTTAATTCATATTTTTGCATTGTTATATATTTAATTAATTTAACAAACTCTTTAAATATAATTTTAAATGTAATTCATAATAGAATTCTTCTTTTTTGTAGGATGGCCTCTTCCCGAAAGCCGTTTGATTTTAGCATCAATTTCGTCCTGTATTTTTCTAATAGATTGTTGTTGTCGTTTATCAACAGAAGATTTGACTTGTTGTAAGACTGGTTGAACCACGGTTGGTGCTTCATCCACCACACTTTTAGGTAAAACTCTATTAATGATTGATTGTGCTCCCTTTTTACCTAACTGTTTTGAGGCTTCTGTTGCTTTTTCTACCGCAACTTTCTTACCTTGTTCTAAGGCTTTTTTTCCAGCTTGAACTGCAAGGTCTTTTCCCTTAAAGACCGCCTTCTTACCTAATCTTTTGATTAATTTAGATAGACTGGTTTTTACTGTATCAACAATTCCGTATCCGTGTTGATATTTCATTCTCGCCTGTGATTTCTGTAATTTTCCACAAGGAACACAGGCAACATTTTTTCTATGATGTGAAAGCATTTTATTTGTTATTTGAATAATTAAATAAAATTCTTTAAATTTTGTTTAAACAACTTTTTCTTGTATTGAAAGTGAAATTCTGACTGGACTGACTAAATCAACCAGTTCTGTTCCATTTTGGTCTGTGAGACGGATATTTATAGAGTTGATTGTGTTTGTGTTTGTACCTATATGATACAGATTGAATGGTATAATTTCTATTAAACTACCAGGAGATACATTGGGGGCATATGAGTATAAACTGTCAGATTGCTCTCCATTAGAATAACTTTCTATCGCTGAAACAATACTACAATGGACAACATAGTTTGTTACTCCATTTGAGATATCTGCAAGATTAATTCCAGCATTCAGTCCCTGAGTTGAAACAATCTGTGAAGTCCAGCCTATCGTTTTATAGAGATTACTTGTTGTTAAATCAAGTTGATAATTATTCTTTAATTCGATATCCACTTTCAAAGTCGAATAGTTAGGTATGAGTAAAATGTTGTTTGCTGTACCGCCATCTAATGAGATAAGTCGGTTCATTTCTGTATTTAATTCTTCAACCGAATATGTCCCTGTCGGTATCGTAATAACACCAGAAAAACTTGAACCATTGTAATATCTAAAAGTGTTATTACCGGTTCCAAATATCGTTCCTGATACATTTGGTAATTCGTTAAAATGGGCTAAAGACAACAGGGCTACTTCAAACTTTTTCTGTTGGTCTAAAATAATCGGTGGAGAGAACCTTAATGTATGATTGCTTGGTGTTCCAAGACCTGTGCTTATTATATCAATTTTCATTTTTGTTATATTTAACTAATTGTTAAAAGGTTTTAAATATAAAATTAATTAATTTTTTGATTATTTTAGAGAAAATTAATTAATAATGGAAGAAATGTATAAAACTTTATTTATCTATAAAATAATGGTGGGTGAGTTGTGTTATATTGGAAGCACTAAGGATATAAGAGATAGGATGATAAAACATAAAAATGCTTGTTATAATGAAAATAGAAGATACAATATTAAATTGTATAAAACTATCAGAGAAGTGTATGGAGATGATTGGGATAATGTGAATTGGTCTGTGATTGATTGTTATTATAATGTAGATAAAACTTTTAGGAAAACAATAGAACAATACTATATAGATTTTTTTAAAAGTGAATTGAATATGTATGGTGCTGAATTAAATAAAGAAAAAGATAAACAAAGAAAAAAACAATGGTATAACGATAATAAAGAAGAGATTTTAGAAAAACGAAAAATACGATACGAAGAAAAAAAAGAAGAAATTTTACAACAACAAAAACAATATTACAGTAAAATTCGAGAGAAAATTAACCAAAAAATTACTTGTGTTTGTGGTTCTACAATCTCAAAAAAATACAAATCAAGACACGAAAAGAGCAAAAAACACCAAAACTATTTACTAAAAATTGTTAAATAATTAAAAATAATTTAACAACTAATCAATCTGTATTCACCACCATTTCATCCAAATTTCGTCTATATCTCAGGAAGCGCTTCTTTTGTGTTGTATCAATAAAAAAGAAACAGTAATCTTCGTCAGTTGCTCTATTCATATATTTTAAGAAATCTTTTTGCTCCAAATCGGGTGCAATTTCTGATGATATCCTTTTTGCTTCTGTTTTACTCGGAGTGTTAAACATTGCAAAATGACTGCAGTTAATTCTAATCTTTCTTGGAATAGCAAAGAAAGATTGAGAAAGATACATAACCGAGCATTTCTTATGGCGGCCACGAATAAAATAGTCGATAATCTTCTTCTGATCTCGTTCCATTATCATATCATCAAACAATATAATATTGTGTAAATCCCCGTCTAATTCATCAACCCCAGGGAATTCATCAAGGTCATTTGTCCAGGCTTCTATAATTTTATAATGTTCTGCATATCCGGCTCCTTTGTGTTTTTTCTGAAGTTTTTTGTTAATCTTTTCTTCAATCATATTAAAATGTTCCATTAGAAATTCCATTTTAGGTTGAAATAAGTGCTTACTACATACATACAATTTATCAACGATTAAATCCCTAATACACATTTGGATACAGGCATTCGTTTTGCCTGATCCACTTGCTCCGATCCAAGCTAGCCGCATGGGCTGCCTTGGAACTAAAATATGTTTGGATTTTTCTATCTCTCGTTTAGGGCAAAGGTCATCTATGTTTTTAAAAGTTAAGTCATAGCTCATTTTTGTTTTATTAATTTCTAAATTACTCTTTTTAAATCAGTTAAAAAGAGCAATTTACTACTTTTTCTTCGTTATACTTACTTGGGTTAGGGGTAAAAGTCATTAATATTTCATCTGGTGTATAACCCTGGTTTAGATATTCTAAGATTTCTACACAATAATAACCACAACGATTACTTCTTGTATCTTGTAAATTTTCAGTGTTAAATTGAATAGGTTTCATATATTTTCCTAAAAATTTAACTACCTCTCTTGGAGGTTCTAAACCAAAACTATCAAAGTAAAAACTATAGTTTCTCTTTGGGTTATAATCCAAACAAGTCCAATGTGTACCACCTCCAGAACTATCGTCCATATTAACAACCAGACACAATTTTTTTCGTTTGTTTGTTTTGACTTTTTTTAACAAGTCCTTAGAATAGCAACCTTTATAATGAGGTATATGATTAAGCATTTTATCTATTTCTGAATTATATAATGCTTTTGTTTTTCGTTTTTTAAACATCATACCAAAACCTTGTTGTTCTAAATTTTGTAAATGAGCTTTCATTAATTGTAAATCTCTTTTACTAAACCCCTTATCCTCACCTACTCCTCCAAACAGACCCTTCTTACCTGTAATATCTTCAAAAAGGGTTTTACTTTGAATGCCCTTCATCCCCATTTGGATATTAATTGTTTTATCTTTGTTTTCTTTCTGGCCTCGTTTTAATGTTTTAATCATTTTGTTGTCGGCATTTCGTATATCTTTATTAGATTTTGCAAGACTATATCTTATATCATGAGCCATACTCGCGTGATCTGTAAAGGTTTTCGGTTGATTGTTGTTGAAATCTTGGAGACGAGTTATAATATTTGTGCCAGGGCCTATATAATTGCCTATCTCTATTCCCTTTTTTGTTAATTGAGGAGCATGTTTTTCACCTTTGTATTTTTGAGTTCCACTAAACACTTTTGCTGCTAATCTTGTTCCTCCTACTAATTTTGATATCTCATCAAAAAAGCCTTTTCCACTAATTATTTTTTCTTTCTGGTCGTTTTTTTTTTACCTACTCCACGGCCTCGTTTAGCACCTAATGGTACTATACCACTACCTAATGGTCGCATACCACTACCTAATGGCCGCATTCCATCACCTTCCATACAGTGACCTTTCCCTGCTATT